TGAACTACCGCGACCCCATCAGCGCGATGGATCCGCGCGACGCGCTGATCCTCAACAACTTCATCCCGCGCCAGCAGGGCGTGGAGCTGCGCAAGGGCTGGCAGGTCAACACCGACACCATCAGCCTGCCCATCGACTCAATCTTCGCGTTCAAATCGCAGAGCGGCGAGGACGACAAGGTGTTTGCGGCGGCCGGGGAGGACATCTACGACGTCACGACCGATCCGGCAACGCTCATGGAGGCCGGCACCGGCAGCACGGATGGTGAGTGGAACACCACGATGTTCGCCACCACCGGCGACACGTTTCTGCTGGCCGTCTCGCCTGGTGCCGGGTACTGGACCTACGACAGCACCAACGGCTGGGTGCAGCGCACCGTCACCGGCCTGCCGGCCAACCCGCGCACGGTGGCCGTGTGGAAGCAGCGCGTATGGTTCACGTGCGAGAACGACACCAACGTCTACTACCTCAACACCGTCAACGCGGTGACCGGCACGGCCACGGCGTTCCCGATGGGTTCGGTGCTGCGCAACGGTGGCAGCGTGTCGGCGCTCATCAACTGGACGATGGACGCCGGGCTGAGCATCGACGACTACCTGATCGTCGTGGGCACCGAGGGCGACATTGGCGTGTGGCAGGGCACTGACCCGACCAGCACCGCCACGTTTGGGCTCAAGGGTGTCTGGTACGTGGGCCCGGTCCCGCGCCACGGCACCTACTACACCAATTTCGGCGGCGATGTGATGATTGTCAGCTCGGCCGGCCTGGTGCCGATGAGCAAGCTAGTGTCGGGGCAGTTCACCGACGTGCAGGTGAGCCCGGCATCGAAGATCCAGCCGGCGCTGTTGCGCGCTGTGACCGAGCTGCTCGACGAGAAGTATTGGGCCGTGTTTCCGGTCCCGTCGTCGGAGATCCTGGTCATCAAGCCGCCGCCCCGCGCGGGCGTGTACACGCAGTTCGCCATGAACGTGGTCACAGGCTCTTGGTGTACGTTCACCGGCATCCCGATGCGCTGCACGACGATGCTGGGCGGCCAGGTCTACTTTGGCACGTTCGACGGCCGCACAGGCCTGGCGTTCTATGGTGACACCGACGACGCCACGGTCGAGGGTGATCCCGGCGACACCATCCAGGGCGACATCCAGACCGCGTTCCAGGCGTTCGACACGCCGGCCAACCTCAAGAAGCTCAGCATGGCGCGGCCGATCTTCATCGCGCCGAGTGCGCCGAGCGTCAAGGTGCGGATCAACACCCAGTATTCGTTTTCCAACGTGGCCGGCTCGCCGTCGTACACCAGCACGCCCGATGCGCGCTGGGATGAAGCGGTGTGGAACGTGGCGCGCTGGGTGGGTGATGCCAACACCTACCAGGCGTGGGTGGGCACCACTGGCCTGGGTTACTACGCTGCGCTGCGCATGAAGGTGCGTGGCCTGCCTGGCACCGTGTTCACAAGCTCGCACATCATGACCGAGCTCGGTGGAGTGATGTGATGGCCGCGCCTGAATACGCCAGCGCGCTGATCGCATCCCTGCGCGGGGCCCCGCAGTCGCTGAGCAATGACATCGGCCTGATGGCCAACCGTGGCAACAACCCGGTCGGTCTGATGCCGATGGATCTGTCGGGCCTGCTGTTCAACCCGCAGGTGTTGAGGATGCCGGCCGGTGTGCCCGGCGGCGCCAGGCCCAAGGCAACGGGCCCATCGACTGGCGTCGGTGGTGGCCCGTCGGGTGTTGCTGATCCGATTAAGTTCGTCGAGGTCAAGCCGACGGTGCTGCCTGACCTGCCTGATGCGCCAGATGAGCTGCCTCCACTGGAGGACGACCCCATCGATCCGCTGCCGACCGATGTCGACTTGCCCGAGGTGCTCCCAATTCCTGATGTCCCTGAGCTGTCGCCGTCTGACGATAAGCCCGAGGGCCTAACGCCGATCCCCGACACGGTGATTGTGGACGTCAAGCCTCCCAAGAAGGACGCCAGCGGCTGGGGTGAAGGCGGGGAGAGCCTGGTGCGCGGTGACGAGGTCATCGTGCCGTCGCTGCCTGAGCCTGTGCCGTCGATGCCCGAGCCGTTGCCCGATCTGCCGGTGGAAGAGATCCCGCTGCTGCCCGAGGAGGTTGATCTCCCCGAGGTGCTGCCGGTGCCTGACCTGCCGCCCGTTCTGCCAGAGACTGACGCGCCGATGCTGCCCGAGCTGCCTGCCGTGCCTGAAGAGCTTCCGGCCATCGATGACACCATCGACTTGCTGCCGGAAGATGTCGACCTGCCTGAGGTGCTGCCGCTGCCCGAGGAGGTGACCGCACCGGCGCCGCAATACACCGCGCCGCCTGTTGAGGTGCCGAGGGCTCCAGACCCTGAGCCTGTGCGCGACCCCATCACGGTCGTCGACCCGCTGCCGGATGAGGTGATCCTGCCCGAGGTTCCCGAGGTGCCGGAAGTGCCGCCGGTCGACGAGGTTGTGCTGCCCGATGTCCCATCGGTGCCAGATGAACTGCCGTTCATTGATGACCCCATCGACCTGCTGCCTGATGTCGTTGATCTGCCGACGATTGACCAGATCCCTGACCTGCCAGTCAGGTCCGACAACGCGGCCGCGCTTACCGACCTGTATCAGGAGGTGTTTGACCGCCAGCCTGATGAGGAGGGTTTTGACTTCTGGCTCATGGCCATGAACGACCTGGGCTACACGCCCGACATGGTGCGCGATGCGTTCCTGTCATCGCCTGAGTACCAGGACATGCTGGCGCGGCGCGAGGCCGGCAGTGGCGGCCTGTTGACGGAGTCGGGTGGATGAAACTGGTCACCGATCAACCCGGCCAGGCGCCTGTCATCTGGCAGTGGATGACACGCCACACGCGGTTGCCGTGGAGCTCTGACCTGCGCACCATCGCGGCCATGCGCGACGACGGCACGATTGCCTGCGCTGTCGGGTTCAACGCATGGACTCACAGTGCCTGCTGGATGCACGTCGCGTTCGACAGTTCGCACTCGCTGACGCGGCAATTGTGGCGCGCAGCGTTCGAATACCCGTTCGTAAAATGCGGCATGGAAGCTGTGTATGGCCTTACGCCCAAGCACTTGGACGAGGCCTTACGCATAAACGAGAAGCTGGGATTCCGCAGGATCGCTGAGACGGTCGATTGTGTGATGTTCGAAATGAGGCACGACGAGTGCCGCTGGATCAAGGAGAACGCTCATGGGCGGCAAAGGATCAGCACCACCCCCACCTAACTACGTCGCCGCCGCAGAAGCGCAGGCCGAGGCCAGCAAAGAGCTGACCAACATCCAAAACTTCGCCAACCGGCCGACGATCAACACGCCGTTCGGTTCGCAGTCGTGGAACACGTCGGCCACCACTGACCCGGCAACCGGGCAGACGGTCACGTCCTGGACGCAGAACAACACGCTAGCGCCGGGCCTTCAGTCCGCGCTTGATGCGCAGGTCGGATTGCAAAATTCGCGCTCGCAGCTGGCCAGCGGGTTCATGGGTCGCGTGGCCAATGAATACGGGCAGCCGTTCGACTATCAGAACCTGCCGCAGATGGCCACCGGCGGCGGCCCGCTGTCGCTGCAGGGCTCCACGTCCGACTACACGCGGGGGCTGGAAACCAATGTGCCGTCGCGCTCTAACCAGGTCACCGGCGCGTTCGGTTTTGGTGGCCCGCAGATGGGCGTTTCCACCCTGACCTCGGGGCTGGATTTCGGCGCTCAGAATCAGCCGGTTCAAACCGAATTTTCTGCCTTGGCTAACGGTGTCCAGGGCGCGGTTCCGCAGACCCAGCTCGACGCCAACTTCAACCCGATGACGTCGGCCCTGACCACGGGCGTGGGCACCACGCCGTTGATAACCGACTTCAAGTCCAACAATTACCAGCTCGCGCGCAACACTGGCACCGAGCAATTGCAGCGCGGCCTGGCCACCGCCGACAACCCGGCGCTGCCGCAGTTCGACGGCAGCTACCGCGACACCGTGGCCAACACGCTGATGGCTCGCATGCAGCCGCTCCATGAGCGCCAGCAGGCGCAGCTGGAGACGCAGCTGGCCAACCAAGGTTTCCGCGTGGGCTCCGAGGGCTACAAGCGGGCGCTGGACGAGCTCAATCAGCGCCAGGCTGCCGAGCGCTTCAACGCGCTGGACACGGCCGGCAACGAGGCCATGCGCCTGTTCAACATGGGCATGGGTGCGCGCCAGCAGGCGTTCAACGAGGACGTCACCGGCGGCCAGTTCGCCAACCAGGCGGCAAACCAAGCATTCCAGCAAGGTCTGAGCGCCAATCAGTTCCAGAACGCGGCCGCCGCGCAGGCATTCAACCAGCAGATGGGCGCCAAGCAGGCCTACAACCAAGCACAGCAGCAGGCCTTCAACCAAAACCTGGCCGCCGGGCAGTTCGGCAACAGTGCGGTGCAGCAGGCCTACGCGCAAGCGTTGGGTGCTCAACAGGCTGCCAATGACGCGCGCAACCAGCAATTCGCGCAAGGCCTGCAGGCTGGACAGTTCGGCAATGCCGCCAACGCGCAAGCCTACAACCAGCTGATGGGCGCTCAGCAAGCGGCCAACGCTGCGCGTGCGCAGGCGTTCTCGCAGGACGTGACCAACACCAACCTGAACAACCAGGCGATCCAGCAGGCGTTCGGGCAGCAGCTTGCGGCTGGTCAGTTCGGCAACCAGGCGCAGCAGCAGCTCTACAACCAGATCATGGGGCAGGCTGACCTGCAGAATCGTGCTGCGGGCCAGCAGTTCTCGCAGGATCTGGCATCGCAGCAGTTCCGCAACCAGGCACTGGGCCAGGCCTCGGCGCTGGACATCGCGCGCATGCAGGCCATGAACCAGGCCGCACAGCAGCAGTTCGGCATGAACCAGCAGGCGGCCGCGTTCCAGAACCAGCTGCGCCAGCAGGCCATCGCGGAGCAGATGCAGCGCCGTGGCATGTCGCTCAACGAGATGAACGCGCTGCTGAGTGGCCAGCAGGTCACGATGCCCAACATGCCGTCGTTTGCGGCTGCGCAGCGCTCGGAGACGCCCAACATCCTGGGCGCCACGCAGATGGGCTACGACGCCGCGCTGGGCGCCTACAACGCGCAGCAGGCCGGTGCGTCCAACATGATGGGCGGCCTGTTCTCCCTCGGTTCGGCAGCGCTGGGCAACCCCTACGCGGCCGCTGGTCTGTTTGGATTCGGAAGGTAAGCCATGAACGATAACCTGATGTTCGACTACCTGCTGGAAATGGGCGCGATGCGCCCTGAGCAGGAAGAGCTCAAGCGCAAGCAGGCCATGATCGATGCCCTGCGCGGCAACTCGATGAACGCCCCGCAGGGGCAGATGGTTGGCAAGCACTACGTGCCGCCGTCGATCACGCAGTACGCCGCGCAGCTCGGCCAGGGCTACATGGCCGGCCAGGGCCAGATGGCGCAGGACGCGGCGATGCGGGGCATGAACGCGCAGCAGCGCGAGGCCCTTGAGCGGCTGCGTCGCCAGCGCATGGGCGGCATGCAAGTGCCGGGTGCCTATGGCCCGCCTGACACTGGCGACGGCCCGGCCTACTGAGGAGTCGTCATGGACCCGTTGACCTTTTCCGAAGACGTCGAGCAGCGCAAGCGGCGCCTGCTGCCGCTGGCGCTCGGGGGCCTGCAGTCACCGCAGGGTGTGCTGACCAACACGGTGCAGCCGGGCCAGGCGCTGCCGATGAGCATGCGCTCGCGGTTGGGCAAGGTCTACGAAGAGCTGAGCGGCATGGACACCAACGAGGTGGACACGTCTGCGCTGCAGGCGTTTGCCAAGCAGCAGGGCGAGGCCAGCCAGGCGGCCATGCTCAATGCCTTGGCGGCGCAGTATGCGGGCGAGAATTTCCAGCCGGTGCAGGCCCAGTACCTCAAGCGCGCCACGGCCGCCAGCGAGCCGATGCGCATCGGGCAGGGCATGCTCACGCCCGACGGCCAGTACATCAAAGACCCGTTCGCCGCACGCGACACGCGCCGCGCCGCGCTGGAGCGCCAGGCTGCGGGCCTGGAGCGCCAGATCGAGGCGCAGGACCGCTACGACCAGACGCGCCAGGATCGACTGGCGCAAAGTGATCGTGACTATCAACTGCGCAAAGACATGTTCGACCTGCGCCGCGACATGGCGGCCAACAAGGGCGAGCCTGGCAGCTTTGCGCCGTCGGGATTCACGCCCGAGGGCCAGCAGGTGGTCATCAACAGCAAAACGGGCATGTCGTACCTGATCGGCCTGGACCCCAACGGCCAGCCGACCTACACGCCACACATGGGGCCGATGATCCCGAAGGCGACATTTGAGAAGAACGTCGAGGCCGCGCGGGTGTTTGGCGCGAAGGCAGATTCGTCGGACGCGCTCATCGAGAAGATTGACCGCAACCCCGAAGCGTTCGGTATGACGGCTGCGGCGGTGTCGAAGCTGCCGTCGATGATGCAGGGCCGCGTGGGTTCCGTGCTGTTGAACGAGGACACGCTGAAGCTGCGCGCCGACGTGCTGCGCCAGGCCGCGATGGAGATCAGCGACATCTACGGTGCCGCGCAGTCCATCGGTGAAGCTGCGCGCGCCGCCACGTTCATCCCCAGCCCCGAAGATCCTCCCGAGGTGGTGATCGGCAAGCTGCGCGCCGCGCGCGACTACGCCCGCGCCAACGCAGCAGCGCTGGGCGGTGCGGCCAACAAGGCTGCAGGGCAGCGTACTGGGGTGAGCAACAATCCCCCCAGCGCGGCCGGTGGGTTGACGCCCGCTGAGCAGGCCGAGCTGGAGCAATTGCGCAAGAAGCATCGAGGTGGATGATGGACCCACGCGCTGAGCTTGAGGAGCTGCGCCGGCTGGAAGAGCTGGAGCGCAAGGTTGCGTCACAAGACCTAGGCGAGATCCGCAAGGAAAAGCGCAGGGCGATGGCTAATGCCTACGCCGGCCAGGACGTCGGCCAGATGGGCGCGTTCATGCGTGGCCTGGGCGGCGCCAAGGTCGCACTCGACCAGGCCGCGATGGGCCTCAAGGGCCTGTTCACTGATCTGAGCCCCGAAGACAAGGCGATGATCGAGCAGGGCCGCGCATTCAAAGATGAAGCGGGCACCGCAGGCACGGTGGGCAACGTCAGCGGCGAGATCGCGCTGACGGCAGCCCCTGCCATTCGCGGTGCGCAGGCGCTGCAGGCTGGCGCACGTTTCCTTCCTCAAGCGCTGCGGTTTGCAGGTGGCAGCCTTCCCACCAACATCGCGGCCGGCGCTGCCACGTCGGCCGCCCTCACTCCAGACAACCGTGGCGCGGCCGCTGTCGGTGGCGGCCTGGGCGCCGGTGCTGGCGAGGTGGCCGGGCGCGTGCTCACCAAGACCCTGGGCGGCGTGGCTGCCGGCGGCGTGACGCCCGAAGCTCGCGCCATGATGGATCAAGGCATGTATGTCCCGATGTGGAAGGCCTCCGAGAACAAGGTGCTACGTGATGCTGCTGAGCGCGCGCGGGCACTACCTGTGGCGGGCAACATCATTCGCGGCCAGGAGCGCGAGGCCATCGAAGGGTTCAATCGCAACATGGCCGCGAAGGCCACGCCGCCCAGCCCCGTGTTGGACGACGCAGGCAACGTGCTGCGCTGGGAGACGAAGCCGGTGCAGGACATCGGCAGCGACGCGCTCAACACGCTGCGCACCCGATTTGACGCAGCCTACGACGCGCTCTACAAGGGTCGCGGCATCCCGGTGGATGACGTGTACGGGCAGGAGGTTGCCAGCGTCCTGAAGAACGCCGAGGCCTACTTCCCGCGCATCGCCGGTGACATCCAGGCTGCGGCCAAGCAGGCCGACGACATCCTGCGCAGCGGCACCGAGTCGGTGGTCAAGCGCAGCGGCGGCCAGACGGTCGGCTCGGGCCCCATCAGCTCGCGCATCAAGACCCCGGTCACCGAGACGACCGAGCTCGGCCACGCGGCCACGCGCCCCGAGTCGGTCAAGCAGGCCATCGACTCGCTGGAGACGCGCATCACGTCGGCCTATCGGCGCGGTGATGCCGAGGCCGCCGAGGCGTTCAAGGAGCTCAAGGGCGCCATCGAGGGGCTGCGCACGCGCGGCCTGCCGCCCGAAGTGGCCAGCGAGGCTGCAGCGATCAACAAAGCCTACGCGACATTCATGCAACTCCAGCGCGCCACCGGCTCGCTGGGCGCGCAGACGCAGGGTGTGACCACGCCGCGCCAGATGCTGTCGGCCGTCAAGGCCAACGACCGCTCGCCAGGCAAGTCGGCATTTGCGCGCGGCAATGCGCTGAACCAGGCCGACGTGCTGCGTGCTGAGCAGGTGCTCGGCAGCCGGCTGCCTGAGACGGGCCCCGGCACCGCAGAGAAGCTGCTGCCGGTGCTCGGCTTTGGCCTGCCGATGGTCGGCATGGACATGGGCGCCACGGCGCTGCTGGGCACCCAGACGGGCCAGCGCTTCCTGCAGGGTGCGCTGCCCGGCCAGGCGGCCGTGCGCCGGTACGGCAACGAATACTTGGTCCCGGCGCTGCGCGCGTATGGGATGACCCAGGGAAACTGAAGGAGCGAACAACATGCCCCGCAACGCATCAGGAAACTACACGCTGCCCAGCGGCAACCCGGTCGAGGCCGGCTCGCTGATCGAGGCGAGCTGGGCCAACACGACGCTGGAAGACGTCGGCAACGAAATCACCAACTCGCTGTCGCGCACCGGCGAGGGTGGCATGTTGGCGCCGTTCCGGCTTGCGGACGGCACGCTGGGTGCGCCGGGTATCGCCTGGCTCAACGAGCCCAGCACCGGCTTCTACCGGCTGGGCACGGGAGAGATGTGGGGCGTCGTGCAGGGCACGGCAGTACTGCAGTACACCGCCAACGGCATCCTGGTGCCCACCGGGCGCACGTTCACGGCGCAGGGCAACGTCACTATCGGCGGCACGCTTGCCGTGACTGGTGCGATTACAGCAACTGGGGGAGTGATTGGCAACGCCACCAACGTGACCGGCATCGTGGCCGTGGCCAACGGTGGCACGGGTGCCAGCACCGCCGCGAATGCTCGCGTCAACTTGCTGCCGTCTTACACGGGCAACGCGCTGAAATTCCTGCGGCTCAACGCAGGCGGCACTGATGTCGAGTGGGCGACCGAGCCCAGCGTGGGCACGGTGACGTCGGTCGATGCATCGGGCGGCACGACGGGTCTGTCGTTCACCGGCGGCCCGATCACCAGCAGCGGCACGCTGACGATGGCCGGCACCCTGGTGGTGGCCAACGGTGGCACCGGCGCCACGACGGCCTCGGGCGCGCGCACGAACTTGGGCCTAGCCATCGGCACCGACATCCCGTCGCCCACCGGCACGGGGGCGTCAGGCACCTGGGGCATAAACGTCACGGGCAACGCGGGCACCGTCACCAACGGTGTCTACACCACCGGGTCCTACAGCGACCCGAGCTGGATCACTGGCCTGGCCGGCAGCAAGATCACCGGCGCGATCAACAACGTCACCATCGGCCAAACGACTGCGGTGGCCGGCTCATTCACGACGCTGAACGCATCGACTGCAGCCAACCTGACGGTGCTGACGTCCACGGGCCTGACCAAGCTGGGCGCGTCCACTGGTTCTGAATCGCTGCGCGTGAGCTCCACGGCCGCTGCGGTCAACTACGTGCGCGTGTACGGTGGCGTCACGGGCACCGGCGTGACGATTGACGCTCAGGGTTCTGATGCCAACGTGGACCTGACGCTGGCAGCCAAGGGCTCGGGCAACATCAACCTGTACACCAACCCGGTGCTGACCTCAGGCACCGCCAACGGAGTGGCCTACCTCAACGGCTCCAAAGTCCTGACCACGGGGAGTGCGCTGACGTTTGATGGGACGAATTTGGGGGTTGGCGCTGCTGCGCTGTCGGCAGCATCGGGCAGAACCGATCTGACGATTAACGGATCATCTATTGGCGCGATTATTTCGTTCGGTAACGGTGGCGTCAGAAGGGGCTATATCTGGCAAGACGGCACTGATTTGTATCTCGCAAATCAGCCCAATGGAAGTGCCATCTTTATAACCAACAACGTCGAAGCCATGCGCCTGACCTCCACAGGTCTGGGTATTGGGACGAGTTCGCCCCTTGCACGCCTGACTGTTTCGGACAGCACGGCCACCAACGGCACGATGACGTTGGGCAACAACGCTTCGTACCAC